AGGGCGCTGCTGAAGGCGTCGGCTGCTGACGTGCCGTGCGACAGAGCGGTGACGAAGCTGCTGGACGCATCGGTCAGGGTCGAGCGCGCATCCGACAGCACCGCGGTTTTCCGGGCCTCCTCGATAAAGGCGGAGGCCTGCGGACTGGTGGTGTCGCCGAACGTGGATCGAGCCTTCGAAAAAGCCCCCTGGTCATACCGATCGCGGCCGAGCTGCTCGCGATCGAATTCGAGATCCCGACCGGCTCGGGTGCCGGCGAGGCTGCGGGCCGCCGCTGCCATCGCGGCAGACGTCTTCTCGAATTCGCCCCGTAGCTGAGGGGTGATATCCCGGCCCGCGGCTATGGCCTCGTTCAATAGCGACTGGTTGCGGGTCGCGGCGTCGAGCGCCTCGCCGTTCCGACCCAGGAAATCGGAATTGATGCTGACGAGGCGGTTCTCGTTCTCCAGCGCCTTCGCCCGCGTATCGCTGCCGGCGATGTTCTGCGCCTCGGTCGGCTGATTCATCGTCCGCGCGATCCGGGCATAGGCGGCCCGCGCCTCAGCCGAGTCCCCGGAGCTATTCGGGCCGTCGTGGTAATAGCCATAGGCCCTGGCTTGGTCGCCGTTCGCCCGGTCCAATTGCTCGCGGAGATACCGGAACCCGCCGAGGACGTTCTGAGCCGGGTCGGACGGGTCGACGCCCATATCCCGCGCGGTGCCCGGTTGAAGCTGCATCAGGCCGTAAGCGCGGCTCCGGGGGTCATTTGGGCGGGCCGTCGTGTTGAAGCTCGACTCTGCCTTCGACACCGCAATTCCGTAATCGAGCGGCACGCCGGTCTGTGCGGCCGCGTCGAGGTAGAACTGCCGGAGGTTCGCCGGAACAGTACCGATGAGGCCGGACCGCTGCGTCTCCGCGATCATGGCCTCCCGTTGCGCGGTCTGCAGCCGGGTGGTCCGTTCGAGCTCCATCGTCTGCATCTGCTCGAACCGCCTCGACGGCTCCAGGTTCTGCGACTCCAATTTGCGCGACCGCTCCGCGAATTCGTTCTCAATCTCCGCCGACGTCCGACCGAGCCCGGAGCGCCCGACCTGCGAGGCATCGAATTGAGCCCGGCGGAGGCTATCCGCGAAGGATGAGCCGCCGGCCCTCAAATCCTCCGCGATCCGGCGGGCGGACGCCTCGAAGCCATCCAGGGTGCGCCGGCTTTCGCCGTTCGGGTCAATGACGCCTGCAGCAAGCTCGGTGCGGATCCTGGTGGCGGAGTCCTGCGCCTTCTTGAACGCCTCGCCCTCCGGGTTCGCGGCCTGCACCATCTTATTCAGGACGAGGCTGCGCTGAGCCAAGTCGGAGGTGCGGCTCCGCTGTGCGGCCTGGTCAATTTCGGCCTGGACCTTGGCGATGTCGGCCCGGATCGTCCCTTCGTCGAAGCCGAGCAGGGAGTCGAACAGGCCGCCGGCGGCGCCCTTATTCCGCTGTCGGAAATCCAATTGCCCCTGCAGGGTCTTCAGCCGCTCCTCTGCATCGCCGCCGCCGAGTCCCCGGTCGACAAAGCGGCCGATCTGGTCGAACTCGTTGCTCGTGTTCCTGCTGAACTCCTGCCATTGGCGCGAGAAGAAGCCGAGCCGGGTGTCTGCCTTCTCGACGGAGGTGGCGAAGGCGTCGAACAAAACCCGTTGCGCGCCGAGCCGATTCCCCTGTGCGTCGAGGCGCTGAATCGTCTCCTGAGCCTCCGCATCGAGGAAGCCCAATTGCGCATTCAGCTTCTCCGCACCGGCCGCAGGATCCGCGAACGCCTCCGCCAGGGCCTTGGACGCCTCGGGTAATTCCTGGCGGGTGGTGTAGGCATAGTCCTTGGCCGCGCCGAGGAGCTTCCCGTACATCTCCGCGCCGATCCGGCCGGTCGAGGCGAACTGGCCTTCCATGTCGCGAGCCGCCGAGACGCTCAGCCCCGCCGGTCCGGCGGATGCCGACGCAATGGCGTTGATCTGTCCCACCGTCGTTCCGCTGGCACGTCCCATGCCGGCGAGGGACAGGCTCAATTCCTTTTGCTGATCGCGGTATGCCCCTAGGGCCGCGATTCCGGTGCCGAGAACGGCCGTGACCGCTCCCACGGCACCACCCACCAGGCCGACCCGCGCTGCCAGCCCTGAGGCCGCCTCGCCCGCCTGCGTGAATGCGCCCTTCAGGCTCGCGCCGCCGGGGCCGCCGAACACCTGCGCGATTTGCGGTCCCTGTTGAAATGCGACCGTCGAGAGGTTGCTTCCGCTGCCGAGGGACGAAAACACGTCGCTGGCCTGGAAGGCGAGGTTCTGCACCTGGTCGGCCCGGAGCCGCCGGTTTTCATTGGCCGCTGAAGCGCCGCCGCCGCCAAGGGAACCGAGGCGCCGGCTGGCCTCGACATTTTGCAGGACCTTCGCGCCCTCAGCGCCGAGATCGCGCCACGCCTGGCGCTGTGCTTGCGCCGCTCGCGCCGCCGCCTGTTCGACTCCGAAATAGCGCGCCTGGAGTTGCTCCATCGTCCGCGCATAGGTGCCAGCGTCTGTCGCACCCTGCTGAAACGCCCTGTTCGCCAGGTTCGTGCCCCGCTCCAATAGCTGCTGAGCGCGGTAATTGGCGTCCAGGGTCGACCGGAGGCGATCGAACGCACCGGCGGCCGACAGGGTTTTTTTGGCCGACGAGTCGGTGACGACGGCCGTGGAATTGACCGCATCCCCGAGCTTCGTCTGAGCATCGGCCGTCGCCTGCAGGTCGCGGCGCACCGCGTCGCCGCCCTCGACGGTCTGCTGAACCCGAATTCGGCGGATGGTCTCAAGGGTCGGCATGTGCGCCTCGATGTCAGAGGATGCCGGCCGCGCCCCGGAAATCCAGGAAACGGGGCCGCCGGCTCTCGGTGTTTCACGCCACCTCCGAGTGGGCGCGCCGGGTGCGTGACGCCCGGCTATCCGCCAGCCCCAAGGCAAGGCTGGCGGAATACTTCTAGGCCGTCACAAGTGTTCCGTGTACGAATGCTTGAGGCGCCCGCACAACTAGGCTCAACCTCTGCTCAGCACGAATTGCGTACAAATTCTTGACGAAGAAATCTGCGTGCGAGTCCGTAATGAGAACTTCTGCGTCCATCCGATCAAATATCTGGGCGGCATTCGAAAAATCACCGACCAAAAATTCATTCGGTGTCATGGCGTTTGTGCCAACCCACGGAATGGACCAAAGTAGATTGGAGAAGGCTTCGTAAGGGCCGCCTCCGATGTAGCGCCCTACCGTGTCTTTGGTCGAATGAAGTCTGAAAGCATCGGCAGTGTTGAGCACGATTGCCGAGGGCTTGTATTGCGCGATGCTGGCCTGTGCGAGCGCCATAAGGAGGCGATCGAAGGGGGTTTCGGCTGCAACCGTAAATGGCGCAACGAAGGGCTGAGCCTGTGGCACGATGCCGAACAGGTTGTCGGATGCTCCGTTGCCGTAGAGGAGGCCGTCCTCCTCTTTTTCCTGGAGCATGTAGCGAAGCTCCGAATCCACCAGAGCCTGCAGGCCAACCGCGTCGTCCAGGGCCTGCCTGGTCACCGGCAGCCAAGTGGCGATCGTGGAGACCTTGAACACCTTCTCGGCCCAAGCGAGGCCGCTTTCGCCCTTCAACGTGCCTTCGGGTGCTGCTGCGGCCGCATTCGTGCGCCCGGTCTGAACCATCAGCGTGACGGCGTTCGACTCGGTCCGACCCGGCCGGCATAGCGATCGGATGGAGAGCGGCCGGCGGGCGAGAGGCTCGACGCCAGCGCGATCCGGGGGGATCAACCCGCCGAGAGCGCCGCCGACGCTACCGATGCCGCTGGTGATGGTGGTCTTGAGCTCGACGCGCGAGGTGCCGCGGTAGCCGGCCGCCTTAAACTCGCGGATCGCATCGGAATTCGCCACCTGAGCGCCGATATCTTGGTCGCTGCCGGCGAAGAAGTCGCCGACCGGGCCGCCCAAGCCGCCGCTTCTCCGCGCGCCCTTCTGTTCAACATCATGGAGGCGCTGATCGAAGCCGCTCATCCGCTGGCGGGACTCGTCCGCGAAGGCCTTCACCTCGGTGTACTTGTCCCGAAGCATCATAGCCGCGGTCTTAAATTCGGACTCGGCGCCGCCGCCGGTCTCCGGCGCGAGGGCAACGCGAATGCCGCCGATAGAGCAACCGGCGAGGAACGAGGCATGGCGGCCGGCGCGGGCCGCGGGGGGGATGGTGTGATTGATCATCGGTCGAGCCCTGGCCCGGCTCACAGCGCGGGCTGATGGATAGGTGCCGACGTGACGGATGGACGTGCAGCATCGGCGCGGAAACGAGGCCAAGCGGCCTGCTAGCTCCCCTCGCCGCCCCCTCGTCCCGAAGGGCTGCGCCGTGGTCCTCCCGCTTTCCCCCCTCGTCCCGAAGGGCTGGTCTGCGAGGCGTGTCGGCCTCTGCCGGTGCCCGCGTCCCGCAGGGCATCACCGGCTCTTCCGCCACGCCTGAAAAATAGGGGCGCTATCTATCGAAGGCAAGCCTGTGGATAGATGTGGACTAATTCGCCTTCGCGCCTTGGGGCGGGACCATTCCCGTCAACGACTGCGCCACCATCAGCAAGCGAGCCGCCGTCTTCGCCGGGCCGTCCAATTCGACCGTGCGAGCGACGAGAAGGCCGAAAACGTCGTCGATCGCGTCCGCCTCCGGGATCCCGCTCGCAACGGCCCGCTGCAGCACCGTTCGAACGGCTTCCGCTGCAGGAAGCTCGCCCAGGTCCTCAGCGAGGGAACCGCTTTTCGTGGTCATTTTGCTCTCTCCAGGGCTGGGCAAATTAATTTTCGCGGCCGGTCGGTCGAAACAAAAACCCACCGGTGCATTCGGATGCGATTATAAGGGTTTAGGCCGGTAGCGAGTCGCCCCCACCCCTACGGCAGGGGCCTCAGGCGATCCCGAAACGGCGGGCGCGGGCCTCTCCCGATTTCACGACGTGGCAACTTGAGCATAGGATCTGCAGGTTGTTGCGATCGAGCGGAGCGCCGCCGTCGCGCAACTCCTCGACGTGGTCGACGTAGACCCGGCCGCCTTCCTTCCCGCATCTGGCGCAATGGCGGCCGCGCTCTCGAAGAACAGCATCGCGCAGGGATCGCCATTCGGGCGACTGGTAGAAGCCGAGCGAGGGATCGGCCTTCAGCCGGTTTTCGAAGGTGCGCGGCGGCGGAAGGACCGTTCGGAATTCGGCCGTCGGAACACGGGGCTTCATGAACCGGACGCGGGGCGGTTTGCGAGCCATCAGGCGGCCTCACCGATGCCGGCGCGAGCGGCGAGCGCCCTGGCTGCGGCGTCCGTGTCATGGAATTGGCCCACGGCATGGCCTGCGGCGTCATATGCGAAGACGCCCTTCAGTCCGCGGACGACAGAGCCAATGCAAATTCCACCGATGAAAAGGTCGAGCGCCACGTCGGGCCTCCAGGGTACGCACAACAGGCCGCCAATCTAGCATCAATGCCAATTGGAGTCCGATCCGATCTGTGGATGGACTCGGAGCCATTTGCGCGGCGCAATTCGAATTGGCAGCGGACTCGAATTTAATTCGGTGGGATCTAATTCGCGGACGCTAATTGCTCGTCCGACCGATAATGCCAACGCCCATGCGGACGAATGGCGCCGCTGGCCTAATTACAAGCGATGCCGCCCGTCTCCCCTGCTGTCGCCAAGCGCCGCCTTGAAGCCCTGCGCGCTTGCGCTGAGAACCCGAAAGGGCTGCGCGGTAGCGCCTTCCCATCGGCAATGCCTGTGTTGGAGGCTGCTGGGCTCGTGATGCGGCGAACCGACGGGAGTTCTGGACGCTATGGGCATTGGTTTCTGACGCCGGCAGGTCGCGAGGAACTATCGCGGCACGGTCCAGTCCCTTCGTCGGATTGATCGCGCCGACTCCGTGATGCGCTTCCTCGGTAGCCCCTTGCGCGTTTGCCGCTTCAATTCGGGTTCTGGTTTTCTGCCTCTGCCAATTGCAATTCCGAGCCTCTGCCTTCCTCTCGCGGAGACTCAACCTCCCCAGGTCGCGGCGGAGCGACCTCCGGGAGATCCAAGAGGGACGAGTTCCTCTTGGTCGGGGTGCGGGGCGGAACGCCCTGCCTTGGTCGCGCCCGGTCCGGTCCCGACAGGCCCGGCGGATCCGTTGCTCCCACGTCGACGGCAGTGGGTTGCAGGTCGCTGCCTCAAGTCACGGGCGCCATACCTGTCAGGCCTATGAGTCTATACTCGCGTGCGTGCGTGCGCGCGTCGGTTATGCTCCCGCGCGCCAGTTCAGCGATAGAGTAAACGGGCGTTAAGATGGAACTAGCACCTGCACCGTGCTATTCCAATCCTGCCGGTCGCGGCTGCCATGAAGCGGGTATGCGATCGAGGGGCGTGGCCTCGCCCTTTTCCTTCCCGGATCTATTACGCGGGCCGTGGAGGCGAAAAAGCCTTCTGCCCGGTCTTTGGTAGCGGCCAAGCCTGCGACCCCGCCAGAAACCCAAATCTGGCGATCCTGCAGGCATCCTATGCGGCGCGCAGAACCTCGACCCGGATATCGAACTCGGCCGCCCTCGCGATGAGGCGATTGATCGAGGCGCGCAACGGGGGAATTGCGCCGATGGAATTGGCCCGGCCGCGGGTCTCTCGCGCAATTGCCTTCAGCCTGGCGAGATCCGCGAGCCTCTGATCCAGGGCCGAGAAAATCAGGGCCTCGCGTTCGTCGTGCTCGAGGGACTCCAATTCCGCGCGGGTCGGGAGACGATCGGCCATCGCGTCACCTCAAGTCTAATTTTATGCGCGGACGATACCCGCAAATTCAATTTGAGGCGAGCCGCAGGAATGGCGACGGCCGCCCCGGTGTGGAGCGGCCGCATATCGTCGGAAAATCCGATGATTTTGGTCAGTGCCTTGTCGCGGTGAGCTCGATCGGCTCGTCGGGCATGCATCGAAATCCGGCGATCCTCGTTCGGAATTCCCATTGCTCGGGGCTCTCCGGTTTGGATCCGCCGGCCCGCCAGACATTCCAGAACGAGCCTCGATCGTCGGTCCACACGTCGAGCAGCACGATTTCGAACCGGCCGGGATCGTCCCAATCGAGCCGGCGGGCGATGTGCCACCCGGTCATTGCCGAATCGTCCGGCTGGCACGGGATGAAACGGGGTGAAATGGAGATGCCGGCCACCATCACAGCCCCCTGTGGTCGCGGCGCATGATGTGGATGGCATGAGTAACGGGCCCGATCTGACGAACGGGCCGGTTTCCGACGAGCCGAATAATGCTACTGAATATTGCAGCCATGACGTCTCTCTCCGACGAAGTGGTGAGGCCGGACGCGGGAGCTACCACCCTCCCCGTTCGGCCGCCTGCCGGCATCGAAGCCGGCCTAAGACTTCTCACTCATCTCAGAAAATCTGTCTAGCCCCGCTCGATTGCTGCCGAATTAATTGATTTTCGAGAGATTTACGCCGCCAGAATTGGCGAAATTCGGAAATTCCGGAAATTCGACCGGAGGCGAATATCGCCCGAATGTCGGTGAATTCTGCGACGGGCGACCATCCTTAATTACTCGGTAAGGAAACGGCTGGAACGTGCCCTGTCACGATGCGGGGGACGTTGCGCAATGGCCACCTTGAGCCTGCGGGAAGCTGCGGAACAGACGGGCGTCAGCAAGTCGACCATCTTCCGGGCGATCAAGGCCGGGCGCATGTCAGCGCCTCGAAACGATGACGGGGAATTCCAGATCGACCCCGCCGAGCTCTTCCGGGTCTATCCGCCGAAGGCCACGGACGAGCCGAATTCGGATGGCGCACGGGACGTCCCGGCACAGGCTGAAACGCATTCCGCGGGACGTGACGCACTGGATCCTGAGACGGTCGAGCTACGGGTGCGCAACGCTGCCCTCGAGGCGGAGGTGAAGGGGTTGCGCGCAATGGCTGACGAGTTGCGCCAGGCACGGGACAAGTGGGAAGGGCAGGCCGAGCGCCTCTCGCTCTCGCTGGCGGCGCCGAAGCCTATCGAGGTGGTGATGCCGGCCCCAGCGCCCGTTGCGCCGCGTCCCTGGTGGCCGTTCCGGAGGGCTGGTTGATGTTGCGAGCGGCAATCTGTGTGGGCGCGGCGCTGATATCGACATCTCCCCAGGCGGCAACGATCTTTCAGACTGGGAACCAACTTTTCGCGCGCTGCGGATCGCCTGCAAATGCAATCGAGGAGATGGTCTTCCTTGGCTACGTCCTTGGAGTGGCCGACTCATACAATGAGCCGATGTTCTGCCTGCCGCCTACGGCCATTGCGAAGCAGGTGTCCGACATCTCGTGTCAGTACCTCAGGACTCACCCTGAGAAACGGCATCTGGCTGGCCACAGCCTAGTGGTCGATGCGTTGCGGACCGCGTTCCCGTGCAACGGCCAATGAGCCGCCAAATTTGACAGGGGAGGCGTGAGGCCGGAGGAATAGCCAAGCCGCATCGCGCGGCGAGTCAGAGGTCTGAAAACGAAAAACCCGCCACGAGGGCGGGTCTCACGCCGGGGCCGAAGCACCGGGTAGTTCTTGATTGGCGTCAGAACTCTCCCGCAAATCGTGCCTCTCCGCAAGGGGGAATCGCTGATTTCCCCAATGGCGGAGCTTTGCCGACGTGCGGCTGTGTCCCTTGCGACGGGTCCCGAACCCGAGGGACACCCATGTTCGCATTCGATTTGCGGGCAGCCGTCGAGGCTGCGCCGCGCGAGCGCCTATCCGAATTGTCCGGGGCGCTCTGGAAGGGCTTTGCTGCCGGCGCGCTGAGCGAGGGCGAGGCCGAGGAAATCTCCGGGCTAATCGAGGCGCGCCGGGCGCTCGGGTCGGCAAATGCCCCCGGTGAGGGCATTTCGGGGAAATATGGGCCTCGCCCGCATTATCCGCCCCGCAAGCCTCAGCGCCCGCCGATCCGCTCCGCCGCGATTGAGCGCCGCCGCCGGCTGGCCGCCTCCGGTCCAATGCCGCCCGCCCTGGCCGCTCGCTTCACCACGGGCGAATTGGCCGTGCTCCGGATCGTGGCGGACGAATTTCGCGACCGCCGGGCGTGCGCGATTTGCCTTGATGCCATCGCGGCCCGTGCCGGTGTGTCCCGCTCGCTGGCGAAGGGCGCTATCCGAAATGCGCGCCGGCTCGGAATGGTCGAGGTGGTCGAGCGCCGCCGACCGGGCGCTAAATCGCTGCCGAACGTCGTCACCGTGGTCGATCGGGAATGGCTCGCGTGGATCGCGCACGGGAAGCGGATAGGGGGCAGAAATCAGCCCATCACGGAAACAAGAGGCTTTCGAGAGGGAGTAGGCGGGGCCGTCCCGCTCTCCAATTCAACCGTTCCAGGAAGGCGAAACAGAATCCTAGACAGATTCAGCGGTGAGAAGCGGCCAAGCGCACGGGGTGAAAGATGATCGAGAGAGACAAAGGTAGTCCAAGTATCAGGGCAACTGCTGGAGCGCTGAAGACTGGTTTTGAGATAATACGTAATTCTCTCACTGTGGCGACGCTTGGATTTTTCTATCAGAAGACGCAAAGCAATGTCCTGATGTGGGCATATTATATATCTCTAAATATGCTGACAGCGTACATTACTGCGCTTGCTGTCGACTTCAGGTTTTTAAGATCGTATTTTGCAGATACCATCCAAGGTCAGATGTTCGGTCTGGTAATATCAATGATTGTATTTTTCATCATAGGCGCCGTGGCATCTCAGCTTGTAGTCGCTGTGGTACACGAGGCTGTGAAAGTGCAATTCAAATGACGATGCAATTCTAGGTTTTCGGGAGGGCGAAAGCCGAGCCGCCCAGCCTCGCGCGAGAGGCGCCACGCATTCGCATAATGGCCTGTATGGAACCCGGAACGGGCCCGCCGGGAAATGCTCGCAAGCTGAAATTCGGAAGCGCCGGTAATTCGGAGTCGAACCGGCCGGCGGCCCTGTAATTCGGCTCGACGCAGGCTCGCGCTCTATTGGGAATGGGCGCGACGTCCTATTGGCGCCGACGCCACCTGAGATGGCTCAGCCAAACGCCCGCTTGTCAGCCTTCTGACGATCGAACTGCGTCCGGCGTTGCTCCTGATCATAGGCAGACAGCGTCGAGCGCACCCGAGCGTCGACCTCCGCCAGCGACAGATTCGAGCCTCGCAGGTCGAAGCTGAATTGCCGGGCATCGACGGCCTGCTGCGGCCCGTTCGCATTGGCCGCGATCGGCATGAGTGGTGCCTTTATGTCCGGCATCTCGACAAAGCCGCCATCAGCATAGCCGCGGAGCCCGTCGAAGAATCCTCGACCGAACCGGCCGACGGTAGCGGCATCCATGACGTACTCGCCCTTATGGACGAAGCCGGCGGGCTCATATTTGCCGCCGTAGCCGGTGAAGCCGCCATCCGCGAACCCGAAGAGCTTCCCGATCCCGCCGAAGAGGTCGCCACCGCCACCCTTGAAAGCCGACCCCACAAGGGAATCGATCGCCCCGGAGATGAGCTTGTCCCCGAGCCTGCTGAGGGCGCTGCTGAAGGCGTCGGCTGCTGACGTGCCGTGCGACAGAGCGGTGACGAAGCTGCTGGACGCATCGGTCAGGGTCGAGCGCGCATCCGACAGCACCGCGGTTTTCCGGGCCTCCTCGATAAAGGCGGAGGCCTGC